AGTACCCTTATCACCTTGAGCACCTTTAACACCTTGATCTCCTTGGCCTCCTGTTTCACCTTTATCACCTTGAGCACCCTTGTCTCCTTGTTCACCTTTCTGGCCCTTTTGTCCCTTATCACCTTGGGCACCTTTATCTCCTTCTTGACCGGATGTTCCTGTAGCACCCTTATCTCCTTGAGCACCTTTAGTGCCGTCGATACCCTTCTGTCCTTTCTCTCCCTTGTCTCCTTGGGCTCCTTTGTCTCCTTCTTGACCCGATGTTCCTGTTGCACCTTTTTGACCTTTGTCTCCCTGTGCACCTTTATCACCTTGAGCACCTTTGGTACCGTCTATACCTTTCTCACCTTTATCACCTTGAGCGCCTTTGGTACCGTCAATTCCCTTCTCTCCTTTATCTCCCTGTGCACCTTTGGTACCGTCTATACCTTTCTCGCCTTTATCTCCTTGTGCACCTTTATCTCCTTGAGCGCCCTTGGTTCCATCGATACCTTTCTCGCCCTTGGTTCCATCAATACCTTTCTCGCCCTTATCACCTTGAGCACCCTTATCGCCTCGTTCGCCTTTCTCGCCTTTGGTACCATCGATACCCTTCTCGCCTTTGTCACCTTGTGCACCTTTATCTCCCTGCGCACCTTTGTCTCCATCTATACCTTTCTCTCCCTGTTCACCTTTATCGCCCTGTGCGCCCTTGTCTCCTTGTTCGCCTTTGTCGCCTTGTGCGCCTTTATCACCTTGTTCTCCCTTGGTGCCGTCTATACCTTTCTCTCCTTTGGTACCATCGATACCCTTCTCACCCTTATCACCTTGAGCACCTTTGTCGCCTTCTGCTCCTTTGGTGCCGTCAATACCTTTCTCACCTTTGTCACCTTGGCTACCCTTGTCACCTTGTTCGCCTTTAGTTCCGTCTATACCTTTTTGTCCCTTATCTCCTTGTGCTCCCTTATCTCCTTGGGCACCTTTATCGCCATTACCGTCGAGACCTTTTTGACCCTTTTCACCCTTTTCTCCTTGAGCGCCTTTGGTGCCATCTATACCCTTCTGGCCCTTAGTTCCTTCTTCTCCTTTAGAACCCTCTTCACCTTTTGAGCCTTGTTCACCCTTTTCTCCTTGAGCGCCCTTTTGTCCTTTGGAACCTTCAGCGCCCTTTGTACCTTCAGCACCCTTAGCCCCCTCGACACCTTTGTCACCTTGAGCACCTTTCTGACCTTTGTCACCTTTCTCTCCCTTCGCACCCTTGGCACCAGGAAGTTGCTTGACATCTCCCTTTGTAACAAGGATAGTTGTACAAGGAGGTATCGTCAAGTCAAAGACAAGTCCAGATCCGTTTTCTACAGTGACATCTATTTTACAGGCCATTGGTTTTGTTTTGTTATTGCACTATATCCTGCACTACATCAAAGGTTCCATAGAACCATGTGTCTACACTAGAGTCTGAAATCAGTGTAGCCTGCAGGCCGTACACATAAGTACCGGGCTCTACCTGCATATCTGTAGCGGAAATAGAAATAGTTAAAGCACCAGTATTGGTGCCGCTAATTGTTATGTCTGTACTGGGTATAATTAATGGGCCGTCATCATACTCTCTGACTTCCATTTTATACGTATACAGTGTTAGGTCTAATGCCGTTCCATCAGAGTCCTTTACTTGGGCGTCTAATTGAAAAGTATCGCCGCGACGGGCACATATATTTACCTGTGCAGCGTTATTCAAATTTACGTTTGTGGGGTCTCCACAGGAACATTGGCTTGTTGAGCAGGAGCAAGACATCTTATGATATTGTTAGGTTGGTTACTATATCCTCACTAAGAGGTGGGCGTTCGCCTTGGCGTTGAGCAATCAGTTTACTTTGAGCCAACGCTTGTTTATCTATTCTCTGATCTTTACGATTTTCTGATTCAGCATCAGCCTGCATACGAACTCCGCTTTCCACTTGTTGCTCAACTACGCCATACTCTCCTTTAAGTTGTTCGATTTGAATTTTGAACTGATACTCTAGTTGTATGAGTTGCGCTTTGGCTTCCGTCTCTAATTGAATCCGCTGTGCTTCGATCTGGGCTTCGAGTTGCTTTTTCTGCATCTCCATTTGAGCGGCTACCTGTGAGGCTTGCTGATTTGATTGAGACTGAATCTGAGCCTGCTGCGCCATCATCTCTTGTTGTTGTTTGATTCTTTTCTTTCTGCGAACCACCAAGAGTCTCTCTGCTTGTTCCACGTCTTTAATCTGACGAATGGCAATCGCATCTTCAAGGTCAATTTCTTTTTGTCCAAGAGCAATCTGTATGTTTTGTTCTAGGTATTGCTTGTCCATTTCGTTCATCTCAGTAACAACCACCACGCCGAAGTTGTACATAGATAGGTTATCAAAAGAACTAAGCACAGCCATATTGGTTTCTCCCACAGCATTTGTATATACTTTATACAATATACTATCTGGTGGTATTACCTGTAGACAGCGAACAATATCATCACAGACCTTCTGATACAAAACCATCGCAGCATTAGTGATGTCGTATATAGCGTTGTTTCCAGCCTGCACTGCCATTTGGTTTACACCCACTAAGGCTTCTCCTTTCGGAGTGGTTCCATCCATAACCTCATTGATACCAGTTGCATCTCTGATCATTCGTAGGTAGTGATTGTAAAGAGAAACAAGTTCTTGTATGTTTCTAATATTATTACCTATCTCTCTGACGGGTGGGTTTTGAAAACCTCCCTCTGGATTCTTGCTACGGTAATAGAACACACCAGTTTGTTCGTAGATGTCTTGAATCTCTAATGGCTGTAGTTCACCACCGCGTCCTAGTTGTACGTTCTCTAACCCTTCAATATCAATGATGAGTCCATCTGGCTTTGCTTTAGCAATAGATTGCTGAAGTTTTAAGTGTGTGATCTGGAGCATGTCAGCAAACCCTATAACAGAGGATACCATTGACTTAGGTATCATCCCACGGATGTTAGTTGCTACAATACTATATGATAAACGAGCACGTGAAATATCATGTACGTTCTTAGGTATATTTTTCTTTGGCCCGTAGTTATACAACTTCTCTGTACCCACAATGTAAGTACCACCATATACCGTAGCGTTCTTCATGTACACCGCTTCTCTGTTGTATACAGATTGCTGAGGTGCGTTATACTCGTTTCCTTTAAAATAGAAACCTATGTTTCCGTATGCCGACTCTTTCTTCTCGTATATGATATCATCAACAGACATAAACTCAAAGTCCATTACCTCTATCTTGTACTCATCATATCCTTGACGGTAACGCGTACCAGGTCTGTCGTAACCAGATCCTGTTGTAGAAAACTGAGTAGGATTGTTTCCATACTTATTCATAACAGTCTTAGCAATCTCCTCGTACTCCTGTTCCGTGAACTCATTACCAGCGATACGCTTCAAGTCCATGATTGTTATGTACTTAAAATGACCGGCATATGTTAGGTCAGAGAAGGTCGGGTCGTCTGTATAGTTGTGTATAAATTTCTTTGGGTCAACATACTCCTCGTTGATTCCATAGTTGGGGTCATTGCTTCTTTTGGCAACACCCATACCGAGAGTGGCTAGGTCTTCAACACAGCGGCGGTAGATAGATTGATTAAAGTCATTCCACTTCAATGTCATCTCAGTAGCAATCTGAGCAGAGATTTCTGCGTCCGTCTTAATGTTGGTGTCTAAGAATATCTCAGTTTCTTCTGGTGTGTCTGGTAGTTGTCCAGGGTCTTGTTTAACGCGCAGTCCAAGAGACTTCGCTTCTTCAATCATATCGCGATTCTCTATACGCAATACTGTTGCATTTTTCTTTTTATCCTTCTCTGTTCTTGACAGAGGGTCGATTGCTTCGATCTGAGGGTATGGTTCTTTTGAAAGAATTTTGTTTACAACAATCTTAACAAACTTAGGTATGATAGGAACTGGCGTATAGTCTAGCGTCATCAAGGTTCCGTCACCATTATTGTTGTCAAGAGAGTTTAGTATCTGACGATAGATAGATGTGTCTTGTGTTCCTTGCGCATAATCTCTACAGCGTTCCATCTCGCTGTTGCGTCGTCCGTACAATGAATTTTGATAGTCGCTACCAATCCACTGAGCAAACATAGCCTTCGCGTAACTTAGGCCATATCCTTTAGACACCTTCTCCTCGACACCGCATAGGGGATCTGGAAATGAAGATTGTCCATTATTGTATTCGTTATCCATACTTAAGATTGCTACTGTTGCAAATATACTTCTTATTATCTTCGTATAATTATCTGACCTTTACGGAAGAACTGCTTGCCATTAAAGTCAGATTTAGTCTTCTCCACTCTATGCCCTTGTGCAGCAAGTAAGGCTAACCCGCTTGATATTGAAAGGTCATATTTTGTACGGTCATCTATCTTAAAATTAACCCAGTCTTCGAGGGTTCTTTCAAAATACATTTTACCAAACTCAAGTGTCTCCTCATTAAGACCGACATGTGCGTGTATGTATGATTCGATAGCCTGTGCATGAGCCTGTATTACATCCTGTGAATTCGATGGTATTCCTTTTGTCTTTGTTTTACTGCCATAACTGGATGTGAGATGGGTAGGCCTGTCTAGTAGAAAATGATCGTAACCCCTTGATTCAAAGTGTCTTGCGATACCATACTTGTTGTTCTCAATTAACACAGGGTAACTGTAAAACTTTGCGGCCATTAATATGTCCTCATAAAAAATCTTTGCAAGCGGGGGACGTGAAGCGTACTCGGCTACAAACATATTAGAGGGATGCTCTAGGTTGAATTTATTAAAGAAATGACAAGCACCCTTTGAGCCACGACCATCCACTGTTGCGTCGATGTCATAACTATCGACTCCAGCGCATCCTAGCCACGCATTCTCTGGTGTCTTTTTGTTTCTTAATTCTACAGGGGGCATCCATGATACCCTCCATCTTCCGTTTGGATCAGGACTAAACACTACCTCTGTATCCTTTTGCCCTAAAGACCAAACAAAGTTTCCTGTAACCACAGGGTTGGGAAACAAATCATCATTGTATTCTACCTGTTCGTATATTTTCTGTACGTTGAATAGTGATGCTTTAGAACTATCCCTAAAGGCTTCTGCTTCAGTAAAGGGGAACTGACGTATAACTTCGTTTAGTTCGTAAGAGTCTCCAGACAAACCCTTTCTTTCGTTCTTTAAATAAGTCTTTGCTCCTAAGTTTATGTACTCACCCTCTAAGCCTATAATACTATTTTCGGGATCATCAATGACAGGCATTCCGTACTTGTCGAAGAAGCCTTCCAGGGCATCGTATGCTGGTATAAAACACCCATACAAGCCGCTCTTTGTCCTGCCGTTTTCGTTCCTATCATTTACATTGCTAGCATTGTACAGTTCCCTGTACTGCCTTCCTCCTCTGTCTAATGGATTAACGGTGCTTCCAACTATTGCTTTCCCTACAATCTTTCTACCTACAAGCAAACAAGTGCGTTGTACTCGCCATGCCTCTCGTATATCATTACCCTTTTCCCACTTACCTGCCTCATCCAAATACAAGATGTGTAGTTTCTCTCCATCATAGGCATTGTTGGTTGTGTTCTTCCAGTTAATAATTGTATTAAGAGCCTCACCTCTTGATGAGGTTTTATTCTTTTTAGTGATTCTTTTTGATGGCTCGCGGAAGGCGAGTTCCATCCTGGGGTTGGTCGTACCATCTTGAATAGGTTTAAAGAAAAAAGGCAGCGACTTGTATATGGGCACCACCTTCTTCATGAATATATTCTCCTGTGCATCGGTACCTGTCTTAGACATGATACCCAGTAGTTTCTCTTTAACCTGTGTTCCTTCGTTTACAAGTATTGCCGCAGACATATTGGTGTATCCTGATCTACGACACTTGACATATACCTGTCCTATACATCGCGGGTCTGCTACGCAAGCGTCAAGGTGTATGAATAGTTGTCTCTGGAAATCGAGATAGGATGGGTATCCGATATCAATCTTACACCACTGCAGGAAAAAGTAATGGTTTCCAGTAATATAGGTAGGTACCCCGTTGTTATAGAACCATACTCCATTGCGTCTTCTTTTATATTCTTCAGTAATGTAATTGGTATACTTCTTACGGAATTGCTCTGGCATAGACATCCATTCTTCCATTGACTTTACTTTCTTTAAGTCATCGGGTAACGGTATCCTTTGCCAGTATTGTTCAGCCTTTGGCTTATCGTAAAATAGAATATCCTTCTTAGGTGGTTGCTTAGGGAACTGTATGGGTAAGTCAAAGTATAACCTGACATCTCCTTCGGTTTTGTCAGGGCATATACTGACTACAATTTCATCTTCTATTTCTACAAGTCCAGCCATTTAATAATCCCAGTATATGAAGACTTGATTACTTTGAGTATTGCTCTGCGAATCCTCCGCTATAGTCTCGTTCTTCTTTGATTTCTCCATCTTGCTGGAGTCCTTTGATAAGTTGCTCGAGTCTTTCTCTTTCAACGATAAGTTCTTTTGCATCTACCGCTGTCTGCTTTATAGATTGCAGTTCTGCTTTACGTTGAGAACCGCTAAGTTCCTGGTCTACAGGCTTTTGTATTTCCTGTATCATGTTCTCTATAGCAATCTGCATAGCCTGCATTAGACGTACAGCGGTATCTATGTTGTTATACTTCTTCGATCTTGCCATGAATTGATTGTAAATACGTTCTCCATAACTTCTCTCCGTTTACCTCCATCTCATAGGATGAGTTCTTTCTGATCAGAACTTTGTCTCCGGGACTCAATTCGAGTTCCTTTAACTTAGGTGAAGACCATCTTATGTATCCTTTCTTTTCTTTAGGGGGATTAGCCTTTGGTATGAGTTCAATGATATCACTCTTTATTGTTTCCTCTTGCTCTTCCTCTGGCTCTGGAGTTATAAATATCCAGTCACTAATCAACTCTATCTCCCCTGTGTCTTGGCATTTATATGCGTAGGCTTGACAGGATATAGGATCTAAGTTACCTCCATAGTGGACAACGTATATGTCGTCGTCTGGGTTTATGAACTGACCACGCTTCTTGGTTTCTTCTAACTGAACTGTTTCCTCGTTCATCATCATGTGGTTACCACCAAGCACAACGTGGTGATGGAAATACATGGTGTCCCCTACTTTAACATTGGTGTCAAACTTCGCTGGTAGAGCAACCACTTTGCCTTCCATGGTTCTGTGTTTGAACTCATCAAACTTGGTGTCGATATACATTTCTTCACCGTTGACCTCCATGGTGTCCTTGGTTACTTTAGGTACACGTACTAAAAAGTGATAGAGGGATCTCATTCCTCCTTGAGTTCTCCTGTTGGTTTCTTATCCCAAAGGTTGATTGCAATAGCAGATCTGGTACCTCGTGTTACCTCTGTAACTCTGTGGTGTACTCCTCCTGCATCGAATATGATTAGCCTGTTGTGTTTTGCACGTATGCGCTCCGGCTGCTTCTCTGGGCCATTAGAAAACACTTCAAGGTATCCTCCGTCGATATCCATCTCTACAGGGTAGAATACGGTACCTACAATCGGAGATGAAATCTCCCCAGTGCTTTTCCAAAGTGCCTCATCTTTATCCAGGTGCATACCAAGACTTGCATTAGGCATGCCTTCTCCGAACTGGCCTGTCCAATACTCAAAGCCATCTAGGTTTACTGAAGGGTATATCGGATAGTCTCTCCAGATATAAGAGATTAGTTGTTTTTTGATAGTATCGTCTGATGAGTTCCACCATCCGTTCCACCAGTGATAAGATCCGTTATCTCCAAAGAGGTAGTCTTTGTTATCCTCTAGTTGTTTGATAAAGGAAGGGTCTTTGATAAAGTTGTCAATTACAATCATAAGAATTCGCAGTCATGTTCAATTAATACGGGCATGTTATCTACGGTCTTCCAAAGCATAGTTCCCTCGTCTTTGTTGTAGATGTATACAAGGTAACGCCTTATTCCGTATTTAACAAAACATCTTTCGTCCTGTATGATTGAATCAATAACTGAATCGCCTGCTCTTTGGCCTACATAATAAGCCATAGCATCTTTCGGGTTAGTCCCGATGATGATTTTTCTAATAAGTTCCATTCTATTTATTTAGCCAGTAGTCTATTGTACTTGAATCACCTTCATCCTCTTCGTCGTTGATGTGTGTTTCAAAAACTTCGTCTACAGTTTCTATCATTAAATCGTATTCGTCTGGTGTAGCCATGTGCATCCCGGTCATCATCTCGTACTTCTCCTCGTCCTGATCCGACTCTGGCACAAAGATTCCAAAGCAATACATAGACAGGTACTGCTTCTTTCCTCCATACACTTCCATTATCTCTTCTATCTCCCCTAGTTTAAGTCTTATGAGTTGGAATGCTTCTATTCTCTGCTTGTGGTTCATTAGAAAGAGGTGTTTGTTCCTAAAAATCTTGCTTCAAGATGTGAGTTGTCAGCACTGTAGGTTACCCCGCTGCTTCCTGCAGACCCTCTGAGTTGTAACCTATACCCTGCTGCTCCATCGCTGTACCATAATACATTGAACTCCAAGTGATAAGTCTCTCCGTTCTTTACGGTTCTGAAGGTTTCTGCAATTTTTGAAGCGGCACTATAGTCATAGATATCGAAAGTAACATCTGTGTTTGCTGTAGACTCCAACTCTATAGATGCGGTCAACTGAAAGAATCCTTGCTTCTCGTTGATTAAGATATTATCTCTAGGGTCAGAAATACCGGTTGGTGGAATACTCAAGTAAGTATTGGCTGAACCAAAAATTACAGATGATGTTGCTGCTGTTGTTGATCCTGTCGCGTTAGAGTCTCCAAATATTTCCGCGAACTGCACAGCGTTGTGGACTGTGGGTACAGCGTTACTACTCTGTGGTCTTGCATATAAAGTTTCAAGACCCTGGCCAACTACTTGAGTAGAGACTGAGGTTACTAAATCTACCTGCTCTATGTATTTGTAAGCACTAGCACTTTCGTCCCAGATCAAGTACTTGTCTGCATTAGCGGGAGATGTAACCTGCCCTAAGTTTCCTGCATCTTGTAGTTCAACCGTGCTTCCTGTTGCTGACAGAGGAGTATTCGCTGTAATAGATGCAGTGCCAATAGGGTTTGTATTGAGGTCACGAGTGACAACAATTCCTGATCCGTTGAGCATCAATGCTTTAGTGATGCTTGTTGACGTAGAAGGTGTTCCTGTTATCTTTAATTCTCCAGTAGTCTCTACTGTATCAGTAGAAAGTTTAAGCGCACTGTTGTTTCCAGCCCCATCTTCTACTACTTGTTCTGTTGCTGAAAGTTGCGATGACTCAAGTTTGAGTAACTTGTCAAACGTATCCTTTATTTTATTTCCACTAAGTGATGCCATAGTATTACTTTTACCTAACAAAGATACTCATATGCCCAAAAGTACTGTAAGCCGAAAGAAGAAGTTTAGAGAGTTCTCTAAGATTGAGAAGAAATATATACAAGAGAACGGCATGAAGAACATGCATCTCCTGTACAGAGACGCGAGGGACAACATGGATCTGGGAAGAGCCGAGGTCGACTTGCTTTTCTTTATATATGACCTGGAGTTTTGGACTATATCTTATATAGCAGAGTCTATGAGTAGGAGTCACAAGAAGTTAGCAGACAGATATATATACCCGCTCATGAAGGAAGGATGGATATATAAGCACTTTGATAAACTCACGCCTAGTCAGAACATGGAAGACCATTTCTTTAGAGATGAAACTAAGATGAACTACAAGGTGCGGTATGCTATTACACAGAAAGGTAGGTTATATG